CAACGCCTACTTCACCTGTCGTTTCTGCAGTTGTATATGCGGTAAGTAATGATGCTCTTAATATATTATTTTCCTGAAGTAATCTTGTCATCATAGTTTTTGCATCTGGAACGTCATCTGTTTCTTCTATAGAGGTTAGCTCTTTTAATCTTGTAAGTGTGCCTGGGGCATAAGAATCAAGTGTTCTAATTAATTCTGCAAGGGTATCTACAGAGGAAAAAACCTCTTGATAGAGATTTTGAAGAAAGTCATGGTATTGAGGGAAATCAGAACCCTCGACATTCCAATGGTAAAAATGTGCTTTTAGGTAAAATGTAAATGCATCAGCATGCACTTTTTTTAATTCATCTATTAACATTATAACCCTGTAAAGTGTCTGAACTGCATATTACGAAGTGTAGCGGGTTTCAAAGCAATACCTGCCGCTATATCTTGAACAGCTTTTGAAGGTAGGTTATGATCAATAGGCTCTCCAATGCTCTCACCTGCTCTAACAGTTTCAATTAGCTTTTTAAATTCCTTATAAGCACTAGGACATATATCCAGGTTCTTAGTTTGAATACCATCGAATTCTAACTCGTCAACCTCGGCTTCAATTAATGCTCGCTTTTGTTCAGCATTCATTAATAAGAAGGGTAATCTTGTTGCCTCTGATTGCATGGGTTCTACCTCTACAGACTCTTTAACTTTGTTAACTGGTACTACCTTATAAGAGCCACCTGTACCGTACTTTGCTGGGACCCAGACAGTCTTTTTAATACCTTGCTGGGCGCTTACCTTAACTCTCTTTACCATTGACTGAAACTTTTCACCATAGTCTGCTTCTTTTTCTTCAGTCTTAATCTTACTCTCTCCAGGGGTAATGCGCTTCATCTCTTTAGTGCTTTCTGGGGTACCCCATTCATATTTAGAAATCTTTACTTCACCTTGTGAACCAGGCGCTACCGCTTCTTGTATACCCATGTGATGTCTTACATCGTGATACAAGGCATCTTTGTGCTCTGGTTTCATTTTAGAAGGCAAAGCGGCATGGAATTTATTCTTTCTACCTGCAGCTGCATGCTCTCGCATCTTAGTACCTGAAACACCAGATGTACCTTCTGCATCTGGGTCTCTTTCACCAGAGGAATGAACAGTAATAGATTTAAAATTGTAGTGTCCGTGGCCACTCTTTACTCCATTATACTTATGAAGTAACTTATGATATTCTTCTACTCGATCAGAGCCTGCAACTACATGTAAGTGCTTGACACCTTGTTTAGCCATTGCAGCTGCATGATGCAAAATGGTAGGATGCTCTTTAGAAGCCGCTTCAATATGTGTGCCAGGGAAGGCGTGTTGCGCATGCTTTACTTTAACATCAGCCGGTAACGGGTTCTTACCATCCTTGGTACCGCTTGTATGAGATAGAACTACTTTATGAACAGCATTGTGCGCTTTAGCAACTTCATGAACTTTATTAATGACCTGCTCATGCCCAGATGTGGGTGGATTCATACGACCATACGTAAGTACGCCGTGTTTCTCCGGTGCTTCTGTTAAGTAGTCTATGAAGTCCATGTGTATTTAATTAGTTAACCGTTTATTTATCTTTCTTTTTACCTAGTGTCATATTGATTCTCCAGTGGGCTAATTGCTTTTCTCTGGGTGTTGCAGAGTCAGAAGATCTAACTTTCTTTAACTGAGTAATAGATTTACCTTTAAGGCCATGTCTTGCCATGTCGCCCTTGTCGCCGGGGTTACGGCCGTCTTTAAAGTTCTCTCTAATATCTCTAAATATCTTCATTTGGTCCCTGATACAAAATAGTTATTGATTTTTAGTTGCCTTGGTGCCATAATCCATTAGTGGGCTTTTAAGATTTACTCAGTTCTTGCACCTAGATGCATTCTGCTAAACTCTCCTCTATCCACAAACTTAGTTGGTCTATTCTCTCTAACGGTTACATAGCCTTCTGGTTTAGTTGGCTTACCTCTCATCGAGGTTTCGAACTTAGGCTTAGCCGATAACGCTGTAGTTAACTGATCCTTAGCCTGTTGTAGATGATGGTGCATGGTAAGTAAGTGTTGAAAGTTCTCTGTATGCTTATCAATATGAGATAGATCGTTATGTAGTGTCTCAGTCTTAGCAGCAATTGCTTTAGGTGTCTTTACCTTAGCAATTAGTTTAGCATGGTATTCGTTAGCATGAGAGCGGTAGCCAGCAACCGTTGGTGTCGTACCTTCTCGGACAGTTCTGTTAATATAAGTCTTTAACAAATCTTGATGACCTTCTAAAGCTTTGTAGGCTTTTTTAGGTGTATTCTTGAATTCTTCTGTAGCATGCTTAATGTGCTTATTGTACAACTCATGCTGTTCAGGTGTCATCTTAGCATGCTGAACATCATCCTGAGTATCAATATTATGTACATCTGGATGGTGGCTAAAGCCTGATAGGTCAGGTGCATATTCTGCTTTTAGACCTTCAATGGTATCACCATGGTACGCAGTATGAACGGCAATGCCGAATTTTGAACTGGCAGCCTTCTTACCTTCTTCAGATCCTACCTTTGTGGAATACTTAACCCCGGTTGGGTTAGCCTGGAAGTGGTACTTACCCCCTTCTTTTGTAACATCACCGTTTGGATTATCTTTTGTATTTAATCCTGAGTGCATGATGTCACCTTGGTATACACCGGTCTTGGGAGCAATCTTGGGTAGGTGTTCAAGGGCTTGTTTTAGTTTCTGAACCAGCCCAGGAGCATGACCGTGGTTCTTTTCAATGTCTTCAGCGGTATAGTTAATCTTAGGGTCTTTATTAAACGCTGACTTAGATGCTACAAAGAACTGACCTGTCTCAGGGTGATGTCCGAATACAATAGCAGGTGAGCCATCGTACTTGGTAGTAATCTTGGTCTTATTCTTTTTACCGCTCAATTGATCATGCACGTCTTGTAGGTTGTGGTATGCGTGGGCAAAGCCATCAAACCCGGCGTTAATGATATGGTCTTCGGCATGCTCAAGATGCTTGAGTTTGTCTTCAGAAGCTGCTTCTGTTAAATAGTATTGAAATGTTATCATTATTTTAAATTTGAAAAAGGATTAGGTTTAGATGATCCGGGTTTGACACTAGTGTCACTACTACCCATAGCGTTTGTATTTTTAAGTTTTACTTCTACCATAATCTCAAAATTACTTGATCGATCACCAATACGATAGGTAATACTATTAGTTCCTTTAAACAAAGGCGCTTCTTTTAGGGTAAATTTAAAAGGATTCTTATTACCAAATCTATAAAAATCATCTCCGCTACTTACATACAATGCTGCAGCTGACTTACCTTTAGTATAATGATCTGTTACCAAAGACCCGACATCAACACCATCGACTTTGAATATATTTTTATTCGGACGAGACGCTAAAAACCTTTTCATTGTAATTAACGGTACTGAATTTTTATCCCTAGCCCTATCTCCAACCAGTGAGTGCAATGTCATATTTGCTGGATCACCTGTGTACTTATTTTTTGGATCTTTTACAAACTTTCTTAACGCATCTACCCACTTCTTTGCATCCTCACTGACGTTGAAGTATTGAGTTAGCTCCTGAATAGCTTTAGAATCGACACCAGATACTGCCCATTTACCATCAACATACTTAAATCTAGGATTCATTAGGTTATCAGTATGATTCATCTTTACCTCCACCCATGTAGATATACCTTTATACTTAACCTCGACATCCGGGTAAGATGTCATGCTTTGTAGACCAGATTTATGACGTATACCAACTACCCCTTTAGAGGCGTTATGTATATTTGCAGCAACTGCATCTTCATAGTCAGAAGAAGTAGACATTTAAATACCCTAGCGTTGTTTTATTATATTTATACAATAAAAAACCCCCAGATAGGAGGCTAAAAACTAGATTTTTAAGTAGTGATTAATGATCTTATCTTTAATCATATCGGGAATACTTAGATAAGGCCATTCTAATTCATAAGGGCAACCAGGGTTCTCCCATTTACGTTTAACTACAAAGTGACGATATGCACTGATGTGCTTTTTATCATCCGGGCTAAATCTAACTCGTTGCCGCTGGACTTGTGCTAGTACATTCATTCTTTAGTATCCTGATCATAATTAACAACGTAAATTATTTTCTCACCCATCCAGGGTGAGCCAGATTC